ATGGCTACAGCTCCCAAGACCGGCGGCATCCACGCCCCCGTCCAGCCCTCTCCCGAGCTCGGCGAGATCGTCGGCAACGACAAGCTGCCGCGCAGCGAAGTGATCAGCAAGGTGTGGGTCTACATCAAGGCGCACAACCTCCAGAACCCCGAGAACAAGCGCGAGATTCTGGCTGACGAGAAGCTGAAGAAGGTCTTCGGGCGTGACAAGTGCACGATGTTCGAGATGAACAAGTACATCTCGCAGCACGTCAAGGCCTAACCGCCAGCACTGCACGGCAAGCGGCGACGGGGCATCGTGAGCGATACCCGTCGCCCCTTGATCTGACCCGCCGAGGGGTCGTAATATCGAGATTATCGTCGTGGCTCGAACGTTACCGCGCACGACCGGACGCTAGCCTCGCGCTTGATCGTCCCACCCGACCGGCGTATTGCGCCATCCGATGCCCCCGTAGCTCAGCCGGATAGAGCGACGGTTTCCTAATCATTCGGTGGATTGACTAAAAGCGTCGGTTTTTAGCGCTTCTTTGACGCACCTATAATCGCTTATCGGCTCGGGGTAATCGCCGGGGGAACAAACGATTTCGCAAGTTGTTGGCGACGGCTACCCGGAAGGCTTGGGGGAACACCTTGGCTGACAAATGAACGGTGGTGGTGACCCCAAGTGGATTTGAACCACTGGCCCCCAGATTAGGAATCTGGTGCTCTATCCGGCTGAGCTATGGGGCCACGCACCACACTTACATAGTGATTGAAAATCGGGGGGTCCAGAGCGGTCGCTTCGCGGGAATAGCAGGAATTGCGTTAAATCTGTGCCCTGCAAACCCAGTCAGCCAACTCTGGATCATGCATTACATCCATCGTGTCGGAGCCCTTGGCGATAAACCGTTTCTCCACCGTAGACTTGGCGTCGTTGCATTCGGTGCTCGCGAGGGCGTCGAGCACCAACGCAATGATGTGATCCGCCACCGTATCACCCATTAAATGCCCTTCTGAGAAGCAATATCGGCACAGGGGCTCCGTGTCAGCAAATGCTCTCCGACGGGCCTATAGGCGGCTGTACGGCCCCGCAAACTGGCGCTGCCACCTACCCGTCTGGTCGAAGGTCTGAACCGGCTGGCGAATGTGATGGGCTTGTCTTGCGCATGTTATTTAAGCAAGTCAGACAGGGCGATACTTACGGGGCAGACGGATGAAGCGGGTTAATTGGTTGCTTGCGCTTGGCTTCATGGGACTATCACCCTCATCGGCGGTGGCAGAGAGCAAGATTGGCGTGGTCGCGTTTCGGATTAAGGGATGCGATTATTACCCAGTGATCACGACAGGAGGGATTAGCATCCTCGAGTGGTTTGGCGGCTATGACCCAGATAAAGACGATCAGCTTGTCGGCGAAATCGAAACGTACGGCTTCAAGAACGTCATCTTGCTACCGAATGAGCGCGAGAGCCGTGCTTGGATAGAAGACTATTGGCTCTCGAATGATCGGGCGATTGAGAAGCTTCGGGACAAGTGCAATCTTGATTGATCGCGTGCGTACCGGCGGTCACAGGGAGGCACGTGATGGAATCGCAGTTTTAGCTCTTATTAGGCTCCGCCACCCAATCGCCATGAAGGGCGAGATCGGCAAGAACAAGGCGTGACGGATTGCGGAACTCCAAACCTTATGCTTGTCTTGGTCAAAGGGGAGAGATCATGCGTTTTATCATCCTACTTACCGGGGCTTCCGCGCTGTTGCTGGGGTGTTCGCAGCAGCCGAATGAGGTGGCAGCGGCGAAAGACGACGCGCTGGCGAACACCGTGGTAGCTGCCACAGCAAAACCCGCACCAGCAAACGAAATGCCATCGTCAAATGCTGGCGCCTACGATGACCGTGGCAAGCAATTGGTTTGGATTGAGAAGGGCAAGGAGGCGATCAAGACTAAACTACGCGATCCCGACAGTGCCCAATTCCGAAACGTCGAATTTCATGCTGGCGGCGGCGTCCCGCTTGCTTGCGGAGAGGTCAACGGAAACAACGGCTTTGGCGGCAAGGCTGGTTATGAACGCTTCGTGGCCGCGAGCGACTCTATCGCGGTTTTAGAATCAGAGATGACGAGCAGCGCCGACATGGATGAGGTTTGGAATAAGTTTTGCTTGAGTTGAGGCAGATGTTGCGCTTGCGGCATGGTTGGTACCGAGCGGGAGGCTATCTGTTTCCGTGCCTTTATCTACGCTTGCGCCATGCCTAACTGCGCACTGTGCCTTGAAGACCGACCGCTGTTGAGGTCACACATCATCCCAGCGTTCCTGATCCGGTGGCGGAAGCGTGGGTTTGTGGTTCGGACAGCGGGTTTCATTGAGAATGCGTCGGTAGGCGAGCGTCTCAAGTATATGTTCGGACGTAAGGTTCAGGATGGACCCAAGCTCGCTTTGCTCTGCGCTGAATGCGAAGCGCGGCTGAATAAGTCTGAGACGATATTCTCGAAGATGGCGTTCGCCCCATTAGCGGGATCGTCTGACAAGGCACTGACATACGGTGCTTGGCTTCACCAGTTTTGCGCGGGGTTAATCTGGCGGTGCGTCCTGTATTGCGAGCGGCAAGGCACCGAGTTTCCCGAGTGGCGAGGCGCGATGGAGGCTTGGCGGTTGCACCTTCTCGGAGCGACCATCGATTGCTCTCCATACGAGCTTCACCTTCTCACCAACCTCGATGCGGAGCTGACCGGTGAGGCACCCGAGAACCTCCCTGAAAACTGGAACGAGTTCATCAACTCCGGGTTCGCGCTCCACCTCGGGTTCAACGACGATATACCGGTAGCGATTGTGAAGGTCGGCCACCTTGTCTTCATCGGCATCGGGAAGCCATTACCGAGACCTGACGAATGGACCGATAACCAAGTTCACCAAGCGGGTGGCGTCATCGGTGGGACGCATACGATGATCCCATTGGGTATCTATGATCATCTTCGTCAGATGGCTGACATTGCCCCCAGTTAAGCCCGCCCTTGCTGATCGAACCGTCCATGCTCACCGAGCGATCTTGGTAGGCTACGACGGGTAAGGCAGACGACTTTTGGCATCCCCGTGCCCTTGATCGTCGCCGGGAAGCGTAAGCCACACTCTACCACGGTCAAACAGCGCCTTGTCGCCGCCCCCCTTCCCCCCCATGGGAAAATAGGCCAATCAGACATCAATCTCGCGCTCACGCAGCGTCTCGGCCAACGCATCCACTTATGGATCGCCCGGAGCGCCGTTCGTGCCTTCGTAGACGTCCTTCAACTCGTCGTCCGACATCGCCGCAATCTTGTCCTGATATTCGACCGCAGTAGCTTCGTGGTCATCTGCCATGGCGGTTCCCTTGCGCCTCAACGCCCCGCCGCCTCAATGGTCGCCCGCCCTTTGCACCCGCATTGGCTGCAAACCATGCGAGCCTGAGCTTTCGTCACAGTTGAGTTCACCCCTATGGCGTCGAGAAGGACGCGGGTACGGAGCGTGATCGTCCGATGGCACCGGCACCGAACATGTACGAGCGTATGGCCTTCCACGAGGTCGATTAAAAGACGCTCGGGATTCATCTCTCCACTGTCAGTACTGGCGAGACGATCACCGCACCCTTTTTGAAGCATCGCTTACATTTGAGTCGCGCCTTTGCCTTAGCGACCGGGATCGGCATCCCCCGAAGGTCGCAACGACGCTGGCAAAGGGTCGGTTGATGATGCGCCCGCACTCGCACTGAATCCGCATGTCTGCGCGGTGGCGCACATAATCCATGGTGGTTTCGAACCGTGCGGTGCTCATGTATTAACCGAAAGCCCGCACGTCAGAGTTGTAGCCGAAGCTGCTCAGTCTCAACGTTCAGTGGCTGATACAGCGCCGCAAAGACGTGCTCACCAAGCTCCCGACGTGCTTCTGCCCCTAAACGCTCATTCGGGATGGTGAGGGCAACGAGCGCCCAGCCGGGGGCGTCACCGATAAGCTCGCCAATACGCTCCGGGGTGATGACGCTCGCCATCAGTTCAACGCTATCGGGAAGTGATCATCGAGCGAAAGCCCCCGGCGCTGGAACTCTGCCTCAATAGGGGCGAGCAACGACCAAGGACCATCTTTGATACACTGGAAATAGACCGTTTGAATTTCGCACGGTCGAAGCTCAGGGAGAATTTCCGCGATCAGATAGTGGGTCTGGGACAGTGGTTCAGCGCTGTGGCGCATCGACTCGGGTGCGTGTTCCATGAGAACAAATGTGGAACATCAGTGGCAGCGTGTCAACTTCGGGGCGTGCGATTCCAAGAGGCGATCTCATCAGCTCGATGCTCCGCATCGAACAGCTATTTCTGCGCCTGCGTCGCACCGTCAAGTTACCGCTGTCTCGACAAGCAGCACGGCGGAAAGGTCCGTAACGGCAAAGTAGGCCACGCTTTCATGACGCGGCGCTTTGAAGAAATTCAGAGACTGACACTCGAAGCAGCGCGTCCGTTCATCGTCTTCAACATTTTGTAGTGGTGTCGAGCAGAGCGACTAATTGACCGTGATGGTGCCAATCACGACTGGCTGCATTGCCCAATGAGTATGATCAGCAGCACGCAGCCACCAATCCAGATGATCGCTGTCGTAGTCTTGCTGCGCGCCGGTTCGAAAGCCGAAGCCCCTTCGGCGGGGGACGGTCGCGACGGGTGCCCAGTCGGTGCGGGGGTGTAGGGAACGGGAGTCCGAGGCGATGGGGTTGCGTACGTGGCGGACTGGGCAGAGAGGACGCGCCGTTTGGCGTCGGAGAACTCCTCCGAGGTCAGGTGCCCCTTTTCGCGCAGCGCTGCGAGGCGCTCCAACTCCTCCGCCGCGCTGCTCTTGCTGACGGTCGCAGGACGGCCCCCCTCGTTGATCCCTTGCTGAACGCTGTGGCGGATCGCTGCAAACACGGGTTCCTGATCGCGCGTGAACATAACCGCGTTCTCATCTTTGGTGGCTTCGAGCATTCCACCTCGGAACTCGCGTCCCCCGAGAATGGAGAACTGGATCATTCCCGCCATCATCGATCCCGCTGACCGAAACTGGACAGCGGTAATGCTTGTGAGCGGTATGTGCTTATCGCCTTGAAAGCCTTGGGTAAGCTTATTCGCCAGACCCTTGCGTCGGATGATGATGCTATCCCCAGCGAACTCCACCGAGCCATTCGAACCGTCCGCAAACATGCTACTTCCCCGCCTTGCGCTCGCCAAGAGTAACGAACTCTGATCCAGCCGTGAGCTAAACCGAAGGTCTGAACAAATAGCCGACAGAGATCGGCCACGCGAGGATACGTCAGACGCTGCCTGAACGATCCGGTGACAGGCACCTGTGGCTCAGCGGATCGAGCCAGCGGCGTCATCATGAGACGGTGAGGCTTTCCGTAAGGGGGACATGTGCTACGCGCATGTTGGGGAGATATGTTCCGTGAATCATCAGGCACTCGCATCATTCATCTGGTCGGTGGCCGACCTACTAAGGGGCGACTTCAAGCAGTCGGAATATGGACGCGTGATCCTGCCGTTTACGGTACTGCGTCGCCTCGACTGTGTTCTGGCACCGACGAAAGACGCCGTGCTGGCCGAACTCGCCGCTAAGCAGGCCGCTGGATTGAACCCGGAGGCGTTCCTTCTCCGCAAGGCCGAGCAGGGGTTCTACAACACTGATCCCCTCGATATCGGCAAGCTGATGGGCGATCAGGACAACATCCGCGCCAACCTCAACCGCTACGTTGAAGGCTTCTCGCCAGCCGTCCGTGACATATTTGAGCAGTTTGAGTTTCACGCCCAGATCGACCGGCTGGCCAAGACCGGTCTGCTGTATCAGGTCACCGAAAAGTTCGCAGGCATCGATCTCCATCCCTCGAAGGTTGATAACACCGCAATGGGCGGTGTGTTCGAGGAGTTGATCCGCAAGTTCGCCGAAATCTCTAACGAGACGGCGGGTGAGCACTTCACCCCGCGTGAGGTGATCCGCCTTATGGTCAACCTGCTGTTCGTGGAAGACGACGACGCCCTGACCAAGCCGGGGATCGTCCGTACGATATACGATCCGACTGCGGGCACGGGCGGGATGCTGTCCATCGCGGGTGAGTATCTCACGGAGCACAATCCCAAGGGGCACCTGACGATGTTCGGTCAGGAACTGAACCCCGAGTCTTACGCGATCTGCAAGGCTGATATGCTCATCAAGGGGCAGGACATCGGCAACATCGCTCCCGGTAACACGCTGTCCGAGGATGGCCATTCGGGTCGCAGCTTCGATTACATGCTCTCAAATCCGCCGTTCGGGGTCGAGTGGAAGAAGGTCGAGAAGCAGGTTCGGGCCGAGCATGAGCAGAAGGGATATGATGGTCGCTTCGGACCCGGCCTGCCGCGCGTGTCAGATGGATCGCTGCTGTTCCTCATGCACCTCCTGTCCAAGATGCGCCCACTTAATGAGGGCGGATGTCGGTTCGGGATTGTCCTTAACGGCTCGCCGCTGTTCACGGGCGGTGCGGGCAGCGGAGAGAGTGAAATCCGGCGCTACGTGCTGGAAAACGACCTCGTTGAGGCGATTGTCGGCTTGCCGGTCGATATGTTCTACAACACCGGCATCTCAACGTATGTCTGGATCATCAGCAACCGCAAGCCCGAGGCGCGCCGGGGCAAGGTCCAGTTGATCGACGCCACCTCGATGTGGCGCAAGATGCGCAAGTCTTTGGGTTCTAAACGAAAGGAGATGTCCGACGAGCATATCGCTACACTGACCAAGCTGTTCGGCGGATTCACCGAGGCGCGCCTCGCCACCAGCTTCGACGCGGACAGCAAGGAAGTGGGCCGCACGGTAGTGATCGAAGGTGAGACAGTGCCCCCCGCGCCCGAGGGCGGCAAAGTCAAGCTCGCGCCGCTGTCGCGCATCTTCCCAAACAGCGCGTTCGGCTTCCGCACCATTACCGTCGAACGCCCGCTGCGCGATGAGTCAGGTAAGGTCGTGCTGGGTCAACGCGGCAAAGCGAAGGGCAAGCAGCAGGCCGACAGCGCGCTGCGCGACACGGAGAATGTGCCGCTCAGTGAGGATGTCGAGACCTACTTCGCGCGCGAAGTGCTGCCGCACGCTGAGGATGCGTGGATCGACCACGACAAGACCAAGGTCGGCTATGAAATCCCCTTCTCGCGCCACTTCTATGTGTTTGAACCGCCGCGCCTTCTTACTGAGATCGACGCCGATCTTGAAGCTGTTACCAGCCGGATTAAAGGAATGCTGGAAGGGCTCGCCGCGTGAGTTTCCCAGCTTACCCGAACTATAAGTATTCCGGCGTAAAGTGGCTGGGCGAGGTGCCGAGTCATTGGGAGGTGGCACCCCTCAAGCGACTGCTCGACATTCAAAACGGCGCTGATCACAAGCATGTTCAACAGGAAAACGGATACCCGGTGATCGGCTCAGGCGGACCGTTCACTTTTGCGTCCGATTTCCTTTTTGACGGGGAGTCCGTCCTTCTTGGCCGCAAGGGAACTATCGATAAGCCATTGTATGTGACCGGCCGCTTCTGGACCGTCGATACGATGTACTGGTCCAAAATCCGACCCGGCGCGAATGGGCGCTTTGCCTTCTACGCGGCAACGACGATCCCCTTCACCTATTACTCGACCAACACGGCGCTGCCGAGCATGACTCAAACTGCGCTCAACGGGCACTTCATTGCTCGACCTCCGCTCAGCGAGCAGGTCGCCATTGCCGCCTTCCTCGGCCGCGAGACAGCCAAGATCGACGCGCTCATTGAGGAACAGCGGCGCTTGATCGCGCTGCTAAAGGAGAAGCGGCAAGCCGTCATCTCCCATGCCGTCACCAAGGGCCTCAGACCTGACGCGCCGATGAAGGACAGCGGCATCGAATGGCTCGGCGACGTGCCCGCGCACTGGCAGCTACTGCCGTTGCGTCGCGTGGTGCAGCAGTTTGTGGATTATCGAGGAGCGACTCCGAATAAGGTCACTGAGGGCGTCCCCCTCATCACCGCCACGCAGATCAAGCATGGCCGTATCGACCACAGTCTTGACCCCGTATTCATCAGCGAGGAAGAATATGCCGAGCGTATGACGCGCGGCTTTCCTGCTGTAGGCGACCTACTCCTGACGACAGAAGCGCCGCTCGGTGAGGTGGCGCTTGTGGATGAGGAGCGTGTCGCACCCGGTCAGCGCATCATCCTGATGAAGATGGCTGACCATTTGATGACCAGCGGCTACCTGCATGCTCATTTCCGATCCGACTTCGGCCACAGCGAGTTATGGACGCGGGCGAGCGGCTCGACGGCGAGCGGCATCCGTGCTGACCGGCTCCGGGGAAGCGCTGTGCTCATTCCTCCACTGGATGAGCAACAGCGTATCGTGAGCCACATCGAGCAGCAGACAAGCGCCTTTAATGAGGTGTTTGCGGTAGTCGCTCGCGGCATTCAACTTTTGAATGAGCGCCGTGCGGCGCTCATCTCCGCAGCCGTCACCGGCAAAATCGATGTGCGTGGCTCAGCGAAAGTGCTGCCGTTCCCGGTTGATCGTGTCCGAGCGCGCGGACTGATCGCCACCGAGATCATCGAGCGGTCGGCGCATCAGGCCACCTTTGGCCGGGTTAAGTTCCAGAAGATCGCCTTTCTCGCTGAGGCGCATGTCGGCATCAACGAGATTGAGGGCTCCTATACGCGAGAGGCGGCTGGGCCACTCGACCGCATACTAATCGATGAAATGGAGAGTGGCGCTCGCAGCATCGCAGGGATCGAGCATGAGCAACCGGGTGGTCCCGGCACCACCGTCAGCTATCGTCTCGGTGAACAGCCCGGAGCACATCGCCAAGAACTTGCCGATTGGCTCGGCGCGGAACGCACTGCCAAGCTCGACAAACTGATCGCTAACTGCGGGAGCCTTAACACTAAGCAGGCTGAGGCCGTCGCGACGCTTTACGGCGTGTGGAACGACGCGCTCCGTGTCGGAGCGTCGCCGACTGACGACGAGATCATCAGTGGTTTTCTCGACGACTGGCATCCCGAAAAGCGCGATAAGTTCCGGTCCAGCGACCTTCTCGAATGGCTGGGCTGGATGCGCCGCCATGGCGTCGTGCCGAACGGCTCAGGCCCTAAAACCACAACCGGAAGGTTCTTTGTATGAGCCCAGCGGTCGGTCGCTCCTTAGAGCTTTATTACATCGATGGTCGGCCCGATGGCATGGTCACCGCTGAGTTGTTCAACTGGACGGGCCATGTTCTGCTGTTCCCGCGCACTCAGTTGAGCAGTGCGTTACTGCGCGCAGAGGCGTGTTATGCGGGTATCTATCTGCTACTTGGCGACCAGAATGGTGAGCCGTTCGCCTATATCGGCGAGGGAGAGGATATCGGCGCACGCATTCGCCAGCATGATGTACGCAAGGAATGGTGGACCAGCGCAGTGCTGGTCACGGCGTCAGCTAACAAGCTCAACAAGGCGCACGTTCGCTACCTCGAAGCGCGACTGATCGCCCACGCGAAGGTGATCGGGCATACCCCGCTCGACAACCTGACCGCGCCTGTGCTGCCGATCCTCAGTGAGGCCGATGTTGCCAAGATGGAGGCGTTCCTCGAAAACCTGCTGATCGTGTTGCCAGCGGTGCGCGTGGACATGTTCATCCAGCGTGCCCGGTCGGCGCGACCGACCGCATCTACCCCGCTGGTGCGGACGATCACCGCCCCGCAACAGACCGGCACTGGCGGCACGCGCTTTGTCTTAGAGTCGCGCAAGCATGGCCTGCGTGCGTCCGCCTTGCTGACGGATGGTGAGTTCGTCGTAGAGGCAGGCTCTATGAGCAGGTTCGAATGGACCGGCCTTGACCACCACACCTACGCCTCGCTTTACGCGGAGTTACGCCGATCTGGCGTTCTGACCGAGGACGGGGCGCACTGCGTCTTCGCGCAGGACTACGCCTTTCGCAGCCCCAGTGCCGCAGCGGCTGCGGTGAACGGTAGAGCCTCGAATGGCCAAATCGATTGGCGCACCGCTGATGGCGGGCTGACCTATAAGGACTGGGAAGCGCAACAGGTTGCTGCCGCAGTGGGAGCGACGGCATGAGTGTAGCCGTCCAATCATTGCTCGTTGATTTGGGGTTCGTCGCGGACAACTCGCAATTCAGTTCGGGGCAGGGTGCATTGTCGTTCGACTTTGGCAACTTGGTTCTCAGCGCTACAAGAGGAACTAACCGATGGTTCCGGGATGTCTGGTTGTTTGGAGGTGTCGCAAACGACGGCCGAACGTTGGCTCTAATCGAGTTTGAAATGCCGCTGGATGTGGAAAGTGTCGAGCAAGGGACGGCGTGGATAGCCGAGCATGTAAAGATCACCCTACGCGACACTCCACAGTGGCTGCAAGATGGGCTTGGCTGGCGCGACGAACTTCCGTGGCGAAAGGAACTCACGCGACACGATGAGCGACCGCTCTGCCGGGTGAAGCGGGAGTGGTTTCGCCTACCGTGTAAGGCTATGCGCCTCGCCGCAGAGGAATCTCGGCCAGAGGAACAAGCTAAGGTGTCCTTCGATGGCAGCGTGTTTAAAGTGGTGCTGCCGAATAGCGTCGTGGCGGTGCCTGCGTCTGGTGAACGCTGGGAACGCTCGGTGGCAGTGGCCCTGACCGGGCTGCGGCATCTGCCCCGGCGCTTGATGTCGCAATCCGTTGAGGTGTCAGTTCGGCAAGAGCACCTTATAATGGCAGGGCTCCGACTCCCTCTCCACGATCAAGAAGCTGTGGTGAGCGTCAGCCAATGAGCATTCACAAAGAAATCCGCTTCGAGGACGAAATCTGCGAACACCTCGCCGCGCGTGGCTGGCTTTACGATCCCGGCAGCGCCGCTCGCTATGATCGTTCCCGCGCGCTGTTCGCGCCCGACTTGATCGCATGGGTTCAAGAAACTCAGCGAAAGACGTGGGAAACATTGAGCAGCAGCCACGGCGCTGGCGCTGAGGCCGCGTTGCTTGATCGAATCCGCAAGCAGATTGATGATCGCGGCACCCTTGACGTAATTCGGCACGGTATTGAGATGGTCGGCGTGCGCGGCATGATCTCGCTGGCTCAGTTCAAGCCCGCCATGGGGATGAACCCCGACATCATCGCCGCATATGAGGCGAACCGGCTGAGGGTCGTGCGCCAGCTTCGCTACTCTACGACGAATGAGAACAGCATCGATTTGGCGCTGTTCCTCAACGGCATCCCCGTCGCCACGGTCGAACTCAAGACTGACTTTACTCAATCTATCGCCGACGCAGTTGACCAGTATCGCTTCGACCGCCTGCCCCGCCCCAAGGATCAGAATGTCGAGCCGCTGCTCTCCTTTCCCAGTGGCGCTCTCGTCCACTTCGCGGTGAGCAACAGCGAAGTCCAGATGACCACCAAACTGGCAGGACCGGCGACGCGCTTCCTGCCTTTCAACCGGGGCGACGACGGCGGTGCAGGCAACCCGATCAATCGAAACGGGCATCGCACCGCCTACCTTTGGGAGGAAGTCTGGGAACGGGAAAGCTGGCTGGAAATCATCGGTCGATACCTCGTCGCCCAACGCGACATGAAGCGCGCGATCAGCGGCGTAATCTTCCCACGCTACCATCAGCTTGATGCGACCCGGAAGCTACGGGCAGCCGTGCGTCGTGAGGGCGCGGGCGGCAAATATCTTATCCAGCACTCGGCAGGTTCAGGGAAGACGAACTCAATCGCATGGGCGGCGCACTTCCTCGCCGATCTCCACAATGACGCGAATGAGAAGCTGTTCTCGACCGTCATCGTCGTTTCTGACCGCAACGTGATCGACGCGCAGCTTCAAGAGGCGCTGTTTGGCTTCGAGCGCACGACCGGCGTTGTGGCGACGATCCGCAGCGAGGGCGGGGCTAAGAGCGGTCAGCTTGCCGACGCACTCGCGCAGGGCAAGAAGATCATCGTCTGCACGATCCAAACCTTTCCCTTTGCGCTCGCCGCCGTGCGCGAGCTTGCCGCTACGCAGGGCAAGCGCTTCGCGGTGATCGCGGACGAGGCGCATAGCTCCCAGACAGGTGAGGCTGCGAAGAAGCTCAAGGAGCTTCTCTCGCCGGAGGAGATCGCAGACCTACAGGACGGCGGCGAAATGAACGGTGAGGACATCCTAACGGCGCAGATGTCGGCGCGTGCGGGCGAAAGCGGCGTCACCTACGTCGCGTTCACCGCAACGCCCAAGGCTAAGACGCTCGAACTGTTCGGGCGCAGGCCGCAACCTGAGCTTGCCCCAAGCGCGAACAATCTGCCCGCTGCCTTCCATGTCTACTCAATGAGGCAGGCCATCGAGGAAGGCTTCATCCTCGACGTGCTCAAGAATTACACCCCGTACCGCCTCGCCTTTCGCCTCGCCAATGAGGGGCAGGAGTGGGACGACCGGGAAGTTGAGCGCAGCACGGCGCTCAAGGGCATCATGCGCTGGGTCCGCCTGCACGCCTACAACATCGCGCAGAAGGTGCAGATCGTCGTCGAGCACTTCCGTGAAAACGTGCAGCCGTTGCTCGACGGCAAGGCCAAGGCGATGGTCGTGCTGGGAAGTCGTGTCGAGGCTGTCAGATGGAAGCTTGCCATCGACGCTTACATCAAATCGCAGGGCTATGGCCTTGGCACCCTCGTCGCATTCTCGGGTGAGGTAAACGATCCCGTGTCCAGCGGTGAACCCTTCACTGAGGGGAGCGCCGTGCTCAACCCCGGCATGAAGGGGCGCGACATCCGCGACTCCTTCGCTGGTGAGGAGTTTCACCTCCTGCTCGTCGCCAACAAGTTCCAGACTGGCTTCGATCAACCGCTGCTCTGCGGCATGTATGTTGATCGACGGCTCGCGGGCATACAGGCGGTGCAGACGCTTTCGCGTCTGAACCGAGCGCATCCGGGTAAGGACACCACCTACGTCCTCGACTTCGTGAATTCGTCGGAGGACATTCTCACCGCCTTCCGCGTCTACTACGAAACCGCTGAGCTTGAGGGGGTCACTGACCCCAACATCGTGCTCGACCTCAAGGCCAAGCTCGACGCCAGCGGCCATTATGACGAGTTTGAGGTTGATCGGGTCGCGACGGTGGAGATGAACCCGCAGGCCAAGCAGGGTGACCTTATCGCTGCTATCGAGCCTGTCGCGGATCGTCTGCTGAGGCGGTACCGAGCAGCACAGGAACGCCTGCTGACCGCGCGTGAGCGAAGCGATGACGGGGCGGCAAGTGACGCGCAGGACGAGATCAACGCTCTCGTCCTGTTCAAAAACGACATGTCCGCGTACCAGCGGATGTACAGCTTTCTGTCGCAGATATTCGACTATGGCAGCACGCCGGTCGAGAAGCGCTTCCTGTTCTACAAGCGCCTCGTGCCGCTGCTCGAATTTGGGCGAGAGCGGGAAGGTATCGATCTGTCGAAGGTCGTGCTCACGCATCACACGCTAAAGAATGAAGGCGAGCGCCGCCTCAACGTCGCGGAACTCGACGAAACCAAGCTCGGTCCCATGACGGGATCGGGATCGGGATCGGTTCAGGAGAAGGAGAAAGCCCTTCTCGCGGAAATCATCGAGCGGGTGAATGACCTTTTCGGTGCCGATACTACGGACGGCGACCAACTCAGCTACGTCACGACGCTGCGGGACAAGATGCTTGAATCCGCTGCACTGGCGACGCAGGCTGCGAACAATACAGAGGCGCAGTTCGCGAACTCCCCGACGCTCAAGGACGAGTTGATGAACGCCATCATTGAGGCGTTCGAAGCCCATTCCTCATTGAGCAAGCAGGCGCTGGACTCGTCGAAGGTGCGCGACGGACTGAAAGAGGTGCTGCTCGGCCCCGCTCAACTCTATGAGGCGTTGCGCAGCCGCGCGCATGAGATGTCGGTCAGATAGGTGATACCGTGAACGTAAAACGTACTCAGGATGAGCGTCGTCACGAACAGGGCGACGTAGAAGACCCAATACTCCTTGTGATGGAACATCGTACCTCGATGACGACCGCCGAGATAACTGGGGCTGTCAAAGACCGTTTAGCTCGACTTCCTGCTGATCGTTCACGAGCAAACAAGCGCGACAATGAGTCTAAACTCGATCAGGTCATCGCCAACGCCTTACAGGAGAGGCGGCGACTATGCCGCGATGGCCTTATCGCGCGTGTTGGACGCGGAGAGTTCGAGATTACCATTGAATGCAAAGATTATCTCGCAAAGCAACGGAGCGATGTTCAGGACGCAAGCGTCATCTTTGATGAGCTATTTCCAGACGGAATCGACTGAGTTCATATGGTCACTGCGTCGGCAAGGTTAAGTAAGTCGGATTTGTATGCCGCTGACCGCCTCAATGATCGTGCTATCAAGGTCATCGACGTCGTCATTGGGTACACGTTCGACGGGCGTGGCGTCCATCATGTGCATCGGTCGCTGATGCCGCCCCCAGTAGCCCCGACCGGAATCGACCGACAGGCCGCTCTCACTGAACTCTGCGCTGAGGCCGACGCAATTGATCGTGAGACCGACCGCGCTAACCTCGCGAGCCAATCGCCACAAGGCCCCGCGCAGCGAGCGGTCGTCCTCGCCGGTGATCTGCTCGCCGTTACCAAGCGTCAGACGCACAAAATGACCGGCAAAGACTTTGGTGCGACCCGTTTCCACGATGCCGATTTCGTAGCCCGCCAACGATGTTTCCTCGCCGTGTTGCACTTGGCAGCCCCCCGACTGCCGCACTTCATAACTTCGCCAGACCATCCGTCATCCTCCTCGTCGCTCTCGTATTTAGGCCGACACCCGACTTATCCCCCACACCGCTTTCACACTGTCGAATGCTTCGCAAAGCCGCGCACGCCATTTGAGCGAGCATGGCTCGGCATATGCAGGAGCGCACCCGGATTTGGCTCGCAGCTTCTTGCATGCATCGAGGGGGACGCCATTGCGGAATTTGGACGCAGCCTCAACGCCCTTGTTGTCACGGCACAAGGGCGGTCGAGCAACGCCACACAGACGGTTCATGTTCACGCGGTAGAGCACTGCTACATCGAGCCTAACGTCGCGGTGTGAATGGCTACCTGTATGCCCGTGGCGGTGAGCTCGCCGCCGGGATACCATCATGCCAACGCCCATCCGGTTCGATTAATGCAAGCCTGCTGTACCTCATGCCGACCGGCGACGAGCAAGGACCGATGTTTACGCGCAAGTTCGCAATGCTCGGTCGCGCGGATCGATTACCGCCACAGCAATTTTAAGGCCACGCCTGCCGACTTCGGTCTCGTGTTGATCTTCCCGGATTCCCGTACACGTTTAAACGAGACTATCGCAGTGCAGCGGACCATCGCCCACCGCCCACCGCCCACCGCCGCGAAGCACCAATCAGGAACCTCTCATGATCTTAAATCAAGAGGGATTCAGGCGGCGGAGTCACGGCATCTATGAACTTCAACATCGCAGGATAGTCGTTCCGATTTTTTATGACGAATATATTTTTCAGTTTTTCAGTATCACACCGCAGCAACTCAATTCTTGCGTCGACATTAGTCCCAGCTATTACGAGGTTCGCCTGAATCTTCGGCTCATTCCGCGCTATATCGGGAGCAGTGGGATACGGAATTACCAATGCGCGATCATATCGCAAGGCAGCGCGCGATGCATGCAGGCTGCCGCCACTCAAATCGCTCTGGACCATGACAACTGCTTTAGACAAAAGCGCTTGAGTTTTATCTCGCTGAACAAACAGTCTTGGCTGGGGTTCTACACCCAGTGCGAACTCTGAGACAAGAACGCCACCCTCCTCAAGGATCGCATTTGCAAGCGGAGCGTTCCGCTTCGGCGCGATAGTATGCAGGCCATGAGCAAGCACAACTATTCCTCTGGAATGAAGACGAACGCACTCTTGGTGCGAGATAGCGTCACAACCAAGGGCAAGGCCGCTGACGACAGTATAACCTTGCTCGGCAAAGAACGCCGTTACCCGCTCCGTCGTAACCTTCCCGTGAGGAGTTGGCTCTCTCGTGCCGATGACACCAACCGTCGGAGTATCCAAAGTCGAAAGATCACCCTTCACATATAGAATGGCGGGAGAGTCTTGAGTCTGGCGAAGTATATCGGGATAACTATCGTCAACCTTCGAAATTATCTTTAGATTTTGCTCGTCAGCCTGCTCTAATTGCCTATCAGCGAATTCGTATATACGCGCCTTACGAACCTTGTCTTTGAAGGCTTCCAATATTCGTGGCGGGAGCAAGGCTTCCTCACCCGACATTTGGTATCCACCCCCTAAAAGCTTTGAGATAGTAGAAGGGCCAACACCGTTTATCGCCGATACAGCCAAAATGTCTCTATTACTGAGCGCCATATAACGCCTCGCCTCTCCATCTTTCGGGCATTATTTCGCCAATATTCTTTGAGATTCCGATCAACTGAATGCTACCCACACTAAGCTGCTCAAGCAGCTTCTTTGCAGAAATTAAGCTTGAACCTGATGTTACAACATCGTCAATAACCACTAAAGTATCCTGCGTATGTAACTGTTCGGGTGTGGAAATGAATAAGTATTTCGACAGGTTGTCGAAACGCTCCGCCCTATTTAGGTGGTCATTTGAATTCGACCTAACACCATTTCTGAACCCGAAGATATCAGGTTTGAAAACGACCCGATCAAAACCATAGGTCGCCCTGTAGGCTGCCTCGCACTGTGCTACCAACACACCTAATCGATGAGGTCTGCCGGGTCGAGCCGGAATGCACGTAAGCACAACCCGGCCCTCCGGCCTTCTTTTTCCAAAGTATTTGATTTGCTCTCGGCATATTTCAAGCAACACCGACACCCAGCGAGCCGGAAACTCGGTTGCACTTTTGCAGTTCTCCACTTCGACCGTCAGTTCATGAAACGCCCTTATGGCCTTTATTGACGTGTATCGAGAGAAGTGCTTCCCCAAAACACGGATAAGGTGATGGGCGTTGTCGGGGCAGAAAAATCCCATGCTTCGGCTGTTTTCTATCGGCGCGGTTCCCGCAGCTCCTTGCGAGAGAGGAACCTCTAACGGCATCATGTAGCTGTAGGGTTCACTTATTTTCTTTATAAGTTCATTAGGGTGACTAAATATGAAATCAGGCAGCAGGTCGTAAGAAACGTAATCAAATTTACCATCAATCTTGGTCTCATCCCAAGCAACATATGAAATTGCATGGTACGCCGCTTTAATATCCGCCGCGCTATCGCCGATCATCATCACCGCTTCTTCACCAGTTCTTTCACGGGCAAGAAGGATTCCGTAACCATGTGGTTTAAATTTGGGAGCCACATCCTCGTACGTGATCACCACGTCCCATTCTATGTTTGGGTAGAAGTGGTTTAGCAGGGTCTGAACATAAAGTCGCGGTGACCGTGAAAAAACTCCAATGTGATTCACTTCATCGTCCGACAGCTTGAACAGCTTCCCAAGTGACATAATGTCGTCTTCTGACCATATCACTCTGTCGGATCGCGACTTTGTGAAAGAGATAAGCTGTGCTGCGTAAGTTATTGGATCAGCATCCCGCCCCGCCTCCCTGATAATTTTGAGGTCGTTGGTACGAATGAGCGTGTCGTCGAGATCAAAAAGATACAGCATTCACGACATCCCGGACTAAGTTGGACCCGTGGACGGAGCGCGGCCCTGCTCACGACGTTCATAAGGTGCCAACCGAATACACACAACTTTGACAAGAAATCGCCAATCGATGAGGTTACGGGTAGCCTGACCTAAGGCGCAAACGTCGAATATGTTTCAATGGGCACCATCGTCCAATTCCCTACACGATAGGGACGGGGCAGATGATCACTCTGCCCGATTGCCACGGCAGGCATAGCAGTCAGAGGGTTCCCAGCCACGCTATCGCTTCCTCGGAGGTCATCCGTTGGCCGGGGTGCGCCGCAGCCATTTTGGCCCAATCGACAAACTCCGGTGACGCTTCGCCGCGACATAGAGGGCACTCCCCGTCAGACGCATGGAAGTCATCCCCGCACATCTCGCGCGATGCGCCCACATCATCCATGCTTCACATCCTGAAACTTCACGATCCAGCGAACGGTGAGATCATTGCGGCCCTCCATCGCCGCACAGTACGAACGTGCCAAGGCCGCAACAATGGCCAACTGATTAACGCCCGCCTGCCTACACGTATCGAGCATATCAGCGCAGCATTAGTTCGCGACGACCGGTACAAGCTTGCCCGCACCAGCGGCGAGGAGACGATAGACCGAAGCTCGCCCGATCTTGAGCTTCGCTGCGATCTCGGATGCTCCAAGCCCATCATCATGGAGGGTGCGTACCATCTCTGCGTCGATCCTTGCCTTGCCACCCCGATACGCGCCCGCGATCTTCGCTGCCTCGATACCGTCCTTTTGCCGCTCCCGGCGAATATCGTTCTCGAACGCCGCCACTGCCCCGAGCATAGTGAGCATCAATCGCCCACTGGACGATGTGACATCGATCCCGGCTTGATCGACACAGCGGAAACCGACCCGCTTCGCCACGAGCCGCTCGCAGATCGTGAGAAGGTCGCTGACCGACCGGGCCAGTCGGTCCAGCCTGACGCAAATCAACTCGTCTCCCTCGCGGACAAATTCCAGCGCGTCCTGCAACGCAGCCCGGTTGCTCGCCTGCGAACCGCTCTGCTTCTCGCTGAAGATTTTCTCCGCGCCTGCCGCAGTCAGCGCCGAGAGTTGGACATCCAGCGACTGACCTGAACTTGAAACGCGCGCGTATCCGACAATCATCGCCTGTCCTGTCTCATCAGGGTTTAGAGTTTGGCGAACTGACTGTCTCATTGATGGAAGTCAACCCTGATAAGACGCTGAACGTGTCTCACGCGCGGGACTCGTCAGGGTCTACCTTGGCAATACGCCTACTCACTCGACGCAGTGACGAAGTGCCATTCGGGTCTCGCCGTCCGCCGCGGCGTTCCTCAGTGTAGGGGTTGGCAATATGCCATTCTGGCTTCATGCTTGCATCTGATCCGCAAGCTCGCATGAGCGGCGAAAGGGGGACAGGTGTCGTTAGACAAGGAAATAAAAGTCGGCGCTTTGAGTGTGGCCACAGACAGTTATGACATGTCCGTCGGCGAACTGATGAACGTTTACCGAGATGGAGAGCTTGTCGTAAGCCCCGAGTTTCAGCGTCTCTTTAGGTGGTCACTTTATCAGAAAAGTCATTTCATTGAATCGTTGCTCGTTGGGATACCTATTCCCTCGATATTTGTTTTTGAGTTACCTTCGGGTAAGTGGGAATTAATTGATGGACTGCAACGGGTATCCACTATCCTTGAATTTGCTGGATTGCTCAAAGATAAAGACGGCACTCTTTGTGCGCCGTCCGTGCTTGGCGAGACGAGAACACTACCGTCGTTGAACGGCACTTCGTGGGATGGAACGCCGAAAAACAGTAAGGGACTTTCCACAGCTCACCAGATATCTGTGAAGCGTGCCCGTATTGGCTTGCAGATTTTGAAAAAGACGAGTGACGTCAAGGCAAAATATGATCTGTTTCAGCGCCTAAATAGTCACGGATCGATTGCAACTCCACAAGAGCTACGCAACTGTGTTTTGTTCATGATGAACCCCGAGCTGTTCGGCATGATGAAAGAAGCCGCGGCCCGCCCTGAACTGGCGAAGGTGATACAGGTAACCGAAGGCGCGCAAAGTAATCAGGCATTAATGGACTATGTTACGCGGTTTGTGGTTTTTATGTTTGTTGAGTATGATAAGAAATGGGATATCGAGGAATTCTTAAACAACGGGTTGATAGAGCTCGCCGGGGACGAAGATCGCGAGAATAAGTTTGTTATAGACGCATTTGCTGAAACACTCACTCTAATAGTAAAGACAGGAGAATCTAATATTCTAAAGCGGTTTAAGGATGGTAAGTTTACAGGTAAAGTCGGGCAAGCCGGATTCGAAGCTATATTTATGGGCGTAGCATTCAATAGGGTAAAGATCAAAGCGTTGAAGAAGCCGGGTGACTACATCGTTGAGCGAGCGAAGGCGCTTTGGGATGAGCCAGTCGTTGAGGAGTTTACGAAGGGCGGACTGCGGGGAACAAGCCGGATTCAAAAAACGATACCGTTCGGAAGCGTCTGGTTCGAGCCGTGAGACCGACTACAGCTTCAACGCTTCAAACAATATTAGACGATGACATTCTGTGGCGACGTAGGGAGATCACGTCACTCGTCACCACTATTGGTTTGGTCGATATTGCAGCAAAGGCAACCTTGGTACGCTCCGGCATACCACTACTATATGCGCACTGGGAGGGATTCGGGCGTACGTGTTTCGAAAGATACCTTGAATTTGTAAGCTACCGAAACTTGAAATACGATCAGTTAGCGTCCTCCTTCTTCTACTTAAAAGCCATAGGTCGGATTCACGAGATTGGCAGGGTGCCCCCGCGGCAAGGAATATCCATCCTGCCCGAGTTGCTGGAAATGAAAGATTCTAAACACCGTGATCCCATGCGAAAAATGGCGAATACGAAATCAAATTTAAGGTACGACGTCCTCATTGAGCTTCTCGCCGTCTGCGGTTTAGATAGCACCTACTTCGCATCCGATAAAACGTTCATAGATTCTGACTTGTGCGACGCGCGTAATGAGATTGCGCACGGCGCAGGCGGCGCGCCGTCGGTTTCGACATTCACAAACCGACGTGACCGCACATTTGGCCTAATGACAGGACTGCATACGCTCGTCGTTAACGCTGCCGTGATGGAAACTTACAAGGCTAAAGCAGCTTAGTTGGCGCGGCTGGCTCGATAAGTTGAGCGATGGGGGAGTATATGAACTCGTCTGAAATTGAACGGCTCGAGAAGCTCAACGAACTGCGCTCGAACGGAGCGCTAACCGATGACGAGTTCGAGGCGGAGAAACGCAAGCTACTTCGGGACGGCGGGGGCACTCGGTGGCCCTACGTCGCCGGTGGAGCAGTGGTGCTCGCCTGTGGCGCGGGCGCGGTTGCTATATGGATGGGCAGTAATAGCGCGCCACAACCCGCACCTGCCGCAATTGCCGTTCGCACCGCCTCTACGCCGCCGCCAGCGCCACCAGCGACCCCGATGCCCCGATCACCAGCCGTGCGGCTCACGGACGCGTTCACCGCAGCGACCGGTCACAGCCGACCGTTCGTTCAGACGGTCAAAGACGAGACGTTCACAGTCTCCCCGATCCGTATCGTAGAGCTTCCGTTCGGCCCTGCCTTGATTGTAAAGCGCGAGATCAAGGATGGGTGCCATGCCTGCTCCGGGTATCTCGGAGTCTATTACCTTCGCGAAGATGGTGCGCAGACCGTGGTTACGGGATCATACCCGGAGGCGGTAAGCGGATGGGGTTGGGGCGCTGCGCCAGCGGACTGGCAACTCACTACCCGGTTTACGTCGACGCCCGCCATCTACGCGAGCGGCGGGTACATGGGGCAAGGCGTCGTGATGTCGAGTTCGACCATAACTGAGCTTCGACCGGACGGTCCGAGGACCTCGGATGTAATCGGCACCGGCTATAACGACGAAGGAGCAATCGACGAGGAGAGCGGTAGAACCGCTTGCAATGTCGAAGGCGAGATTGGCAACATCGTGAAAGATCGGTCCTTCGAAGTTTCAGCGTCGGGTTCCGTCGTCGCGCATGACAGATACATCATGCGGAACGGGAAGTTCGTTGCGTTGAAGAAGGTGGACTGGGGTCTGCCTTGTCCCTCTCAATCGTAGCAATCAGCCGAAGCCAAGAGGCAGACATGATCGCCAAGGTTGAGGCGTTCGTTGCTGATCACGTGTAGCGACGAACTCGGCGGGCTCTCATCCACGCTGCGGGCTTGCAAACCATAACGAGATCGGTCCGGTGACGGTTCGCCGGGGCCTTTCGTTTGAGACCGCGTTCCGATGGCGCTCATAGCTCGAAGCCTTTGGACGCCACGTAAGCCGCGATCTCATCGGCGCTGAGAGATCGTCCCGCGTTCGCTGCTTTCGCCTTGGGGCCTATCCCCTTGGGCTTCGCTGAGGCCCTCGCGGATTGGGTACAGGGCTTGCTTTTGAAGGTCTTCCATTGTGCGGAGGTCCATCCTTTGGAGCGTACCGCTATCATTCGCGCGATCCGGCGTGAGTAGTCGAATGCTGTCCGCTCGGCATCGCGTAGCGGTTTAGAAGTCCCGTCAGATTCGCGAAGCCGTGCGACGTGACGCATATACCCGTACACGCGGGATTGCTCGGCAAGTAATGCGCGGAGGTTGGTCGTTATAGATTTGGGATAGGTGAAGGCAGGCGTTGTCATTGAACTGAATCCATCTTGGTATATCTGAAGATTACTCCTTCGGTATCACCACTCGCAATATTCCCGTACCTCGGTCTCACTTTTCAGACTGTGTCTGTGCTGATGTTCGTGTCTGTCTCAAAGCCAAACCGCTTGCGCGCTTCGGCTGCAACATCATGTGCTTTGCTACGCTAAAGCGCATCAAAGCACAAAGTTGCGGTTTGAAATCAGACGGGGCAAAATAAACCAAAAAGATGGCTATAACTTTATATACTCAACCTTGGGGAGAAGACACAACTCTATCTCCCTCCCCCCTTCAAAGGCTTACATGAGCGATAGATCGGGTTCTATCGAGACCGTACGGCCAAGCTTTGAAGAAGGAAGGGAGATAGAAAGTCACTCAACCTGTGGGTTGTCTGACACTGTGAGTCGCTGCTTGAAGTTTTAACTTTCGTCGGTGGTTGCCCGGTACCCGACATTACATGCGCCTATCTTGACGCTCACCCTGTCTCCGTAATCGGTCCGTAAGGGGAGCGTCATCAACGGTTATCCGTGATGGAAGCAATCGGTCATGTACTCGTTCACACGACATGTACCGATCCGGGGAGGTGTCAGCGCTGGACACAGCCTCCCCGTCTTTTCGAGAGCGTTATCCTGCCCCTCAACAGTCCAGCCTTGCTACTGGGTTTGGCTTCTGGTCCCACGGCCCCGCAAAGCGCCTTTCAAGTCCATCAAACTTTTCGGGCGGGCCACCCTTCTCGAACCGAATAAACGGCTACCCTGCAAATTATTTCTTAACTATATTTATCATGAATATCAATCGTGTCGCAATATTAATCCGCGGTCCCCAAATGTTTTCGAGATATTTCCCCTGCCTTCGACGACCTGTATCAAATCGCCACTCATCAGTGCCTTGCGTCGTTCGATACCGTCGTAGCGATCATCCCGGATACGTATTTGAGCACACGTCACTATAAGGATCGTCTTGCGTTTGCGAACAACATCGAAGCGGAGATATTTTCCGACACCACGTGCCGGTGTTGGTGACGGGTTGGTCCGCCTCAAGGAAACGCTTTCCTCAGGTATCGAGTATGAGAACCCGTTCAGCGACTTACGAGCGTGGTATCATTATTGGAGCGAGCACTTCGGATCGTACGCTCCACGTCGCCAGCACATCCGTACCATGTCCGAAACATCGTGATGTCGACCGGCGTAGAGAATTGGCGCGAGTCATCGAGAACGGTTGCGGTGAATATCTTGAGCGACACCGGCAAGCCAATCGAAGTGACGATGTTTGCAAACTCGATGAGCCATGGAGCGCCGAAGCTCGACACATTGAATAATTTTGCCCTCATTGGGAAATGAAGTGGGGAAGCACGTGGTCGGAATGACTTACATTGGAGAAATAGAGTTGCCGGGATCATCAAGTTGCGCGGTGCCGGATTGACGACGCCGAGATTCAATCCGGCGGAGACAGGAAACCGTGACGGCCTTTGAGAAATTCAAAAAGGACGATGCGTCGGGTTGATCGCTTTCCGGGCCTCCACGCCGATGCTATCTCTCGGCTATGTTGAAACCAATCGCGGCAGGCGCATCGACGGCAGCGTTTGCGCTCATCGGGTGGGTTCTCCCCTTGGTGTTTCCCAAGCTCGACCCGTGGATTTCCAAGTCAATCTTGGGTGTCTCATTAGCGCTTCTCGTGGTCTGCATTGTCCTTTGGGCGCTCGGTAAGAAAGCCACCCTCGAAGGGGGCATAGGTGCGCCCATTATGCAAACCGGCGACACCAACGCCGCGTTCACGGGGCAGATCAACGCACCGGTTCAATTCGGTGACAACCACCACCATTACGGCGATACCGCATCACAGGGCATTCCATGGCCGGTAAACTCGAAGCCGCGAAAACCGCGGCGAGACACGTCGGTGGCAGTCGCGATTGCATCGCTCTACCGTGGAGAGTGGGCAGAACCCGATCCAGCGTTTTGGATCAGCATTGACCAAGACCGACTTGAATCCGTTATCCGGCATTTCGAACAAGAGGCGCGCGACGGCCACGTGAGCGTTTGGGGACGCGATGCGCCAAGAGCGAAAGACCCGAACGACTGGCACACCACACAGGAACCGATAGCCGCCGAGTATTGGCGTTTGCACTGGATCGACGCCGGTTCCTTACAGGGCGAGCCGAAATCCGCTCAACGCCCTCCCTACAGTGCCGATAACCACCGCTACTACGATCTCATGACGTGCAAGTGGCAAGTTCAGCGGATGATGAACCGATCCAAGACGTAGGCGGCGAGACCTATTGAGATTCGCCGCCACATCTTGAACTTACGTGATCGACCGTTCGATCATACGATTTATTATCAACTCCGTCTGTTCCTTCGAAAATCCTTGGTATTGATAGCTACGGCTTTCAAATGCCGTTGAATCATTCGGAATCGCAAAGTCGGCTTGTAGATCTCCACTTAAGAATGGAGTGAATTTGACCTGAACACGATGTTTCATGTTTTGTGAGTTGGCGGAGAAATACAGGAGCCAGTGCTTCAACTCTCCTTGCCGCGTCGGTCCATCCATTTGGGCAAACACCAGCTCGATATCGACATCGGCAAGTTTGCGATTATTCGCTTCCATAGACTCGGTGATGACGTCCCGAGCCTTTTCCCAACTTTCCTCGATGCGTCGCCGCGCCGCCTGTTGCTCCATCAAGGCAACTTCCATGTCATGGTTTTTCTGCGCCTGTTCTCGCTCACGCACTATCTTTTCTTCCTTGATCTGCGTGATCAGGTCGTCCGTTATTTTTGCCATTAGCCCCTCCTGTTAGGATGTCGGAAACATAGGGAGTCGAGGGCGGTTTTGAATGGCACGGTGAGCGACGTGAAATCGCACCGAGCTTAAGTACCCCATGAGCATCATCACCGACCACACGCAAGACATCCGCGAATTGCTCGACAAGCAAGCAGGTGAAAACACCGTCTATGGGATCACCGACACTCGCATCATTGTCATCGTATTCGGTGACGAAATCGACCGCCTCATGTTCGTCATCGTGTTCGCGGGATGGTTCTTGCAACATCCCGTCACCGGAACTTGGATCGATGATGAGCCGATCAACCGCATGATGATCGACACACACGCGGCGAACCAGTTTTACGGGATGATCAACCGGTTCTTGGGGGACAGTTAGCCCGGATCGCTAAGGCGCTTCCTGAACGTGTGAGCCTCCGGTTCCTCGATGGCGAAAAGCGTTTGCCAGTAATCGTCACTGAACAACCGGTCTTGCGCTTGCCGCCGTTCTTCCATTTGGGAATTGTGGTGGTTCAAGAGGTTGTGCTTCTCACAAAACCGTTTCTCGGCGTCTTCCATGTTCCGGCTACCTTCGACAAACGCGATCAGCCGGTCGTATTCGTCTTGCTCGTCTTGTGTCATGCAAGGGATCGTAGCGCAGCCATGGCGTCTTCGCTACTGAACGCGCGGGGCAAAGGACGGGACATAACGTGATCTATTGGTCGGAATTCACTTGGGAAGCCTTCGCCACCCTCTCCACCGGCCTTGCGGCAGTCGGCGGCGCTGTCTTCGTCGGGTTGCGCCAACTGGCGATAGCCAAGCGTCAAACCGACATCACGGAAGGACAGACGAAGATACTCGCGCTGCAAGCGCAACTCGAACAGATGAAGATTCGAAGCGATCTCTATGACAGACGCTTCGCGGTATTCGATGCAACCGAGACGTATCTTGTCGCCGTGCTAAATTCGGAGAAGCGCGCAACCATCGATGCGCAAGTAGCTTTCGCAAAAGCAATCGATCACAGCCGGTTTCTATTTGAACCAGCGGTGTTCGCGAATCTCAATGGCATTCGGAAGGATGCAGAGAAGCTATTCACTTATAGAACGATGCTGGACAGCTATCAGGCGCGGCAACAGACGCCACACCCGGTGCCAGCCGAGAAGATCGATGCGATGTATGCTCAAACAGAGAAGGTTACGGATGGCCTCGTGTTCATGATGACGCACCTTTCCGAGACATTCGGCGATGAGTTGCGCATCGGGACTATGCCCAAGGACTTGACGCCACCTTCGAAGCAACCCGATGATTTCGACTATCGCGATTGGGTAGCGGAGAAAGAATAAGTCACGTTTGCCTCAACCTTTTAAGCCCGAAACGGACCTACAAGAGCGGCGGAAAACGGTAGGTTTCAAATAGAAACTCACCGGAACCGACTCTTACCCGGCCTCCCGATTAATAAACGTATGGCCGCACTTATCAAACCCTACACCCGCAAATCGACGGACCGTCGCAAACTTCCCGCCGCAATAGTGAAGGCAAGGGACATCACACCGGGTGATATGTCTCGGCAATGGCTCGATAATCCCGGTGATGCTTGCCTCAAGCTAACGCCAGAGCGCGCGGAAGTAATTCTCGTCAACGATCAAGCCACCTTACTGATACGACGATAACGACGCGCTTCCTACGCCTACGCAGGGCACCAGCGCGTAAAAGACCTTCTCACCACCATCGGAAACCCGAACGTCGCAATGACGCTCCCCGGGGCTCCTATCGCCCCTCATGAAACCGTTTTCGATCACACCAACATTGTCCCCACCACCGATAGGCGGCACAATCCCTCGCATGACCCAATACGCTTCCGGCACCCTCCCCGGCATCATCCTCGGCGAGGCCATCACAGCACTTGGCCTCACGGTAGCGGAAGCGGCGGTCAAGATCGCAACCGCCAGACCGTTGCTTCATGCCTTGATCAGCAACCGCAAGCCGATCTCAGTGAGGATGGCATCGAGGATCGAAACCACGCTTGGAATTCCGGCACGTCCGATCCTCATCGCGCAGATCGACCAAGAGCTTGCGATATGGCTTCCCCAGCGTGAGCGGACGAAGGCCAAGCCGGGGCAGTGAGCCGGGTTACGCGGGATGCGCCGCGATGGTAAACCGCCATGGACCGATGATGGAGACGGGATTGTTCAGCGGCTTCAAGTTCATATTCGACGCCATCCTCATCGGCGGCATCGGCTTTCTCATCGCAGGGCCGATTGGGTTGATGCTCGGCTTAATCGTCGCTGCACTTCTCTACGTTCAGCGCACGTTGGCACCGAAGAAAGTGGCGCGCGAAAAGCCATCACAGAGTTGGCTTGAGAACGTCTTTGATCGGGTGCTCGGCAAACCATAAGCCACCCGGCACGGACATTGCTCCCGCCTCATCGGCTTAAATACCGGCATGGAAACAAACTACGCGCCACGCACGTACACATTCGGTGTCGATGTTATCGCACGGTGACGCTCCGCTTGTGCGCCCTCATCAATGCATTGGGGAGAATTCCACCGCTGGCACAGCGCAGAACCGGTTGGTTTGCTCGCAATGCACTTGCAAGGGTTCGGCTACTATCGAGCCCGCGCAGCGATGACGCTTGCGCCAATCAAGGATGGTAAGAAATCAGCGTAGAAGAGCCGTCACAACCGCCCCAACGGTAGCGGTAGCCGGAAGCGCTACGACGATAATCGCGACCAATGCGGTTCGGGAGCGATGCTCGGGTGGTGTCGCTTTCACGATCTCCACGAGCGCTTGAAACTTGTTCATTGGACGGGCCTCCCGCGAAAAATTCGTTTCGGGGTGGCCTCCTGTCTCCGACAATATGCGGCGATCATTGAATCGACAAGACCTGTTGGCTGGGTGTGCAACTGCTCCTAATCCGATTTGATACCGCCTGATGGCTCCTGATACCTCTTGGTCAGAAAAGTATATTTTACGCGGCTTCCATCATCGCCGCCGCCCGCGCACGTTCTTCCGCCAAGATGGCGTTCACGTGGGCGTTCCACAGCACCAGCGCTGAACGCTTCTCTTTGAGGTAGGAGTGCTTGTTGTAGACCCCTGCCACACCGCCTTGCATACCCGACACGTGGTTCAACAGCGCTTCCACAACCATGGGCGGGATGGAAGGCGTAAGGTCGTCGTCGGTGATGGAAGACATCTGGGTGGAGAAGGTCCGCCGTATAGCATGTGCGGACCACGCTTCATGTTCCAGACCATCCCGCTCCGCCAATGCAGACGTGCGCGACAGCATCGCCGCTTGCGGCTTGCTGGTGCCGGTCAACGGCGTCTTGTTGTTCGTGCTGAACAACCAATCCCCGGTAGCCGACGCTTTCAGCAATTTGAGCCATGCGAGGGTGTCGCCAACCAACGGGACCAGATGCGGAAGGTCGTTCTTGGTCCGAGCTTCCGGGATCGACCACAGACCGGCTTCAAGGTCGAATTCGGACCAAGGGGCTTCGAGCGCTTCCGAAATACGAACGCCAGTGAGCGCGCACAGCTTCAAGGCGCGAGCGTAGACGGCATGGTATCCCTTCCCGTTAAGGCCATCTATCGCCGCCAGTAGGTAGCCAAACTCTCGGCGATCCAAGACGCGTTGCCTCCGGGTTCGAGCCTCGTTGGTTGGCTTCACAAGGTGTTGCGCTGGATCGACCTTGAGGCCGGTTTGCGTCCGAAGGTGGCTGACACTCCGCTTGAACATCGTCTTCACCATCGTAGTCAAACGATTGGCCGAAACGGGAGCGCGCTGGCGGACTTCCTCAATCATGGTGGCAAGGTGGTCGTGGTCGATGTCCGCAAGCGGAATTTGCCCAATCGCGGGTTTGATAGCGGTTCGCCACATGCGTTCGGTTTCGCGCTTGTCCTCCAAAGCGGCGACCCAACGCGGGTGGTAAAGCTCGCGCCAAAACCATTCCACAGTCTTGGCTTGCGTTGCCGCCAAGGCTTGGTTCGCAACTTCCGCTTGCGCTTCCCGTTCGGCCTTCGCCGCCCGTGTATCCTCGCCCAAATCGCGGGCGCGCGTAAGCTCCACCGCCCATTCCGTCGCTTGCTTGAACGAATGCGCGTCAAGGCTCCCAAGCGTTACCTTCACGGTCCCCGGCTCCCCGAGCCGACGCGCTCGCCAAGCCCATGATTTCTTTGCGCTCGGGTTGGGTTGGATCACCAGATACAGGTTCTTGGTGCCATCGACGGCAATCTCTTGGCGCTTGTCAGTGCCTTGCCAGTTTTTGGCTTCCGTCGCGTTCCGAACCTTCGAGACCATTTTCCCACTCACAAGTAATCCGATCCACGGCCAAAGAGACCGTAAATCTGTCTACCCGTGGGGTATCCATCGGGGAACAGAGAAGCAAGGGGGAACAGATCGTTTCCCCACGATGCAAGGGACCGAACGGCGTATAATGGCTGATTTGCGCGCATTTTAGGCCGATATAAAGTAAAACAGTATCGTCAAAAAATAAACGGGTTTGCGGTTTCCTAAACCGTAGGCCGCGTGTTCAAATCTCGCCGGGGGCACCAGCTTTTCCGCCATTTTTGGCAGTTTCCCACTCTCTTCGAACACGCGAAACACGCGACGCGCTACGGTTTGCGTGGGCACGATAGGGGGCACAGTCTGTTCCCGCTACGATCCCCCTCCCCTCAGCTATCAGCCTCGGCAGCGGTCTACTGACTGCTCCATCAAGGATTTTCGCCCGCCCTTGAAGCGCGGCTCGACGGAGGCACAAAAAGCGGCACAGAAGTTGAGCGAATTTAGTAGCTATCTCTGTCGTCCGCCGGATGGAGCCGCTAGGCGTCCAGCATCTTCACTGTGGCGCGGGAAAACCCTAACATCGCTAACATCGGCGGATATCCGGGGTTTTTAACCTAACTTTTGCCCTAACATTTTAGTAATCTGATTATAATTTCTAACCTCATTATCTCGGAAAAAAGTGTCCTTTGTTTTCAATGAGATTAGGTTTTTCGGCTCCGAAGGTTAGCCTAGGTGAGGCCTCGACCCTAATTGAAAAACTACGCACAATCAGCGGGTTAGCTGTGCATTTGTCGAGAGATTAGCGAAATTAGGCTTTTCCCGCGTGCCAGGCCCGATCTTTGTGAGACGACAGCAAAACTGACTAGCCGTATGGTCATTTTGTTCGAGGAGCGTTCTCACGTCCTATTACCTCGAAGCGCATCCCTGACGCTGAACATCCCACAACCGAGGAGTTTGCGGCGATGCATTATTTGCGCATGCTCAAGGACCCACGGCTTCATCCGCTTGGCGGCGGGTCCCATGTTGGGAGCCAGTAGCGAGTCGCGATAAGGCCGCTTTTCGGGAGCGCGCCAGACGATTTATAGCTGGCGATGTGAGCTTCGCTACTTCGGTCTGATCCTTCGGCTACCGGGCCAATCTATACGCGCACAGAACACCTTGGAACCCAGTCGAGGCTTAGGGCTAGGTACAGCCGCGCGAGATAGGTCGCCACTTGAATGAGCTACAATAAGTTATCGCGTTCTAAGCCGCTACAACGCCTAGCATTTGCTCTACGCAACTGTGTGAGGCACGCTGACAATCTGTGGAATTACCGCTAGGCTGATGCCTCGCCCGTTCGTCGGCGCACAATGGCTTTGGGGGAATAGCATGTCCGGTGAAATGCAGTTTGTAGCAGGTACAATAATTGCAATCTTGCTAGCCGTCCCAACGTTTTTTGGGGCGAAGTATTTGCGTTCGAAGCGACAGAACCAAAAGGTAGGAAAAAGTGGCCGCGGCTATCAGGCTGGTGGCAACATCAACATCAAGAATGAGAAGTGATGGCGCGGCAGGATCAGAGCGTCGGAGACGGCACAGCTTATCAAGCACTTGGCGATTTAACCGTCGTCAACGGCATAAGTTCAGAACAGATGGCAAGCATCATGCTAGCGATGGGCCGACAACTTCATGTCTACTTTTCTGAGGCTGAAGCCAAGGTAGAGGAGCGGCTAGCGGAATTTAGACAAACTGTCATAGAGGCATTTTCTGATACTGAGAACAAAGGATCGCCGGATGCATTTCGCGATCCGGACTTCCAATTTGTGCTTAGCGATGCCCAGAAGGTCTACGTACGTGATGGCGAGCATGAACTAAGAGATGATTTGATAAGACTATTAATTCAAAGATCAAACATAGATAGTAAAGAGCGTACTGCGAAAATACTTAACTTTGCCATAGAGATTTCTGGATCATTGAGTAAGAACGAATATGCGGCGCTCGCCATAAACTTCCTCTTCTCCAGCGTTGCCCTATTGGCTGATAGTCGTGAGGTTCTTTTACGAGACCTCAATTCTTTCATCGCACCATTTTATACTGACCTTTCAGATAATCCAACAGTTTACGGCTATCTCGAGTCTCAACGCTGCATTTCGATTAATCACACGGGCGGAATAAGTTTAATTCATTCTTTGCATGAAAAGTATCGATCTATAATAAGTTATGGATTTGATCCAAACCTACTTAATGGCCTTTGCAGTGAAATCAGTATCGAAACTCTGCGCGGACTAACTATTCCAGCAGCAGGCTATAAGGGCTATATTCGATTCAAAAAGGCTGACCCGCATGCCGTTGCTGGTGAGCTGATGCGACTAGGCGCCTCGCAGGCGACCGCAGATCGAGCCATCACGATATTTAATAAGTCCACCCCATCAGTGGCCGAATTCCAGGAGATTATGTGCGAGGAAGTTGAAGGCTTCTCCCAAGTTATGCATGTATGGGAGAAGAGCGTATTGTATAAGGTTGAACTTACGGCAGTTGGCAAAGCTATCGCTCATTCATCGCTCACCAGTCGAACCAATTTTTTAGCTCCGCTTAACATTTGGGTAAATTAGGCGATTCCCAAGCAATCTGCCTGCAACAGTCGCGCCGTCCACACTCGCGTGAGCCTTAAGACCGGCATGCGGCGCTCCAACCGCAGCTCGCAAAGCAGCCAGTATGAACACGTGGATAGCACGTCAGCAGATCCGAACTGCAGAACGTAATACCCGCACGCGAGTGCAGTATTCTGCATCCATCTCAGGAGTCTGATGGCGGCTTTGGAAAGTAGATACTTTGCTGGCGCGCAGCAGGTCCACGGACTGCAATCCAAAGCCACCTAACATGCTCTCGGGCGAGGGGGGACTCGCGCCTTACATGAAGTCGCGACGTGCATCGACGTGCTTTAACGCCACCACCCGCCTCAAAAGCACCGAGTGCGCCGAGTACACCGAGGCACACCGAGACGAGACACACCTATCCGTCGTCACTCCCCCGCTTCGAGATCGCCGCTAGACTTTGGCCATACTCGACGGGATTGATAGTATCTCGCCCCCTCGAATCCGTGTTGACCGGCAAACCGTTAGGTAAGGACAGGTGATTTAACGCAGAAATTTCGTCGCCGCGCGCACTATAAAGATCGCATAGACTTTCCAACAAGCCAACAATAATTAGCTGGGAATCTCGTATTTCATGGCATCTAATGATAAGCTCGGACGCACTCCAAATTTCGAACGCCTTAACCTGAGATGTAAATTTTTTCGTTCGCCGAAGACGCTGCTCGCGCAGCATGGCTATACCTGAGAAATATGGTACAAATACGTTGTCTCCGTAGTATTCAATTGTCGTTCCGTGAGCAATCTTATTTCTTTGCTCAGATATACTCGATAGTTTTTTAAATCCCGCCTTCATCTCACTACGGAAGTCTATAAATTTGTCCGTAAATAGTATCTGTCCTAAAGCTTTATTTATGACGTTCACTCTCGCGGAAAACTCTCTTATCTCGCCCATAGTAGATAGCGCACCTTCGACAGGTACATTGGGCGGACAAACTAGATGCAAGTAAAATTCAGTAACGAGACTTTCGGTGCCGCCCCATACCCCCAACGCGCTGCCGACAGCTAAATGCATAGCTCCCAGCTTCGCTGTTTGAACGTCATCGGCAGAGACCGACCATTTTACGCTCTCACCTGCAAGGATCTCGTATTTGGGCATACTGATAATTCCAAAGTGCGTACGGCCTGTTTTTACAGAGGTCATGCTAGAGAGCAATCAAACAGCCTGTCGCGCGCTTATACCCGATCTGCGTCGCGCTGCCTCGCCTCGATAGCGATTTGGATTAGATCGCGATGGCATTTTGCAAACGAACTACGGCGAATCTCACCTGTCTAGATAACCAAAAGAACGAATGGTCTTCGAATTATGCTGGCGATCGCTGCCGCTGACACCGCACGGCATTTCCGTACCAGGTGCAGCAATCTGCATCCGACTGGAGTAATCAAGACATCCCCCTACACCTAACGGTTCAGAAGGGTCTGCATCAAATTAGCCCACTGCATCCAAAGCCACCTAAAAAGCTCGCGGGCGAGGCGGGGGTTCTTGCGCCGTATTTGGGGTCGCCAGGCCCGAGAGGGTCAACGGGCGGGCGTTGCGGGTCAGGGCGACACGATCCCGCCGCGCTGACGCAATGGGCACCCCGAGCGGCCAGAGGCGCGGTACGGGCCCCCAGCGCGGGTGTCTTGGAGACGATGTCGGGCGGCACCGCGGTGCCGCCCGAGGATCAGCCGATCGCGAAGTTCGACACGATCAATTCACCGACGCGCTTCGCTGCTCCGGCCCCGACCGTGTAAGTCGTTTCGGCCGTGCCGACACGGAACCGCGCGAACGTCGCCCGCGCGCCGGGCGTGTCGTTAATCGATAGGATAAAGCGGCCCTTGATGCCGGCGAGCTGGTCGGCGAGCTGGTCGAAGTCGGCGCGGCCGAACACGTCCTGGCCGTAATCGTTCTCGCATCCCCAATAGGGCGGATCGAGATAGAACAGCATGCCCGCGCGATCGTACCGCCGGATGAACTCGGCATAGCCAAGCTGCTCGATCACGACACCGGCTAGCCGCTCATGGATGTCGGCTAGCATCGGCTCGAGCTTGGCGACGTTGAACCGCGCACCCTGCGTCTTGTCGACGCCAAAGTACCGGCCGTTCACCTTGCCCCCGAACGCCATGCGCTGAAGATAGAGGAACCGGCACGCCCGCTCGAGGTCGGTCAGCGTCTCGGGCGGCGTCGCCTTCAGCCGCTCGAACTCGGCTCGGGCCGCGACACGGAAGCGGAGCATGTCGATCATGTACGGATAGTGCCGCTGCAGCACGCGGAAAAACGTCGCCACGTCGCCCGACACGTCGTTGATGACCTCGACCTTCGGCCGCGATCGGCGTCGCAGGAAGACGCCGCCCATGCCAACGAACGGTTCGGCATAGCCGTCATGGTCGACACGCTCGATCATCACGACCAGGCGCGAGGCCAGATTGCGCTTGCCGCCGATATAGCCGGCCGCGGGTGCGACGGGCTGAACGAAATTGAGGGTGTTCATGTAGGAAAATCTCGCCTTGTAGAGAACCCGCCCGCGAATCACGCGGGTGCGGGACGGCCGGTTGGCCGATGGTCGTGGCGAGATTGATCCTCGTCGGTTTGCCGGGCTGGACCCCCGGCATCCCCCGCCCGGCTATGCCGGACGCGAAAACTATTTGACTGGCGCCGCAGCGCGGGGTGTGAAGCGCACCGCTTCGAAGCCGAGCCGGTCGTTGATCTCGAGGAACGCCGACTGCAGCGGCAGGATCTCCAGCTCGAAAAACATGTCGACGGCTTCGCTGATCTTGCCGAGCTGTGACCCCTGCGCCGGCACGATGCCGAGCACGGAAGGCGGCGTGCGGTGCGCGGCGAGGACGTCATCGCGGGTCGCGTTCTTGATCCCGAGAAACTCGTCCTTCGCGCCCACCTCGGCGATCGGCATGATCTTGATGCTGCCGTCCTTCCCGCCTGGCGCATGGACAAACAGGTTTTTGAAGTTGCCCGGCCCCTTCGAGTTCTTCAGCGAGTCACGAAGCGCGTCGGTGTCGTTCTCGTCGATGTCGCCCGTCGCATAGAGAATATAGCCGGCGTGCGAGCCGTTGAGATAGTAGCGACGGCGAAACAGGGTCGCCGCTTCATTCAGCAGCGCCGACTGTAGCGCGCTGAGATATTCGGGCACGCCGTAGATCTCCTGGTTGATGTCGGGCTGCATGATCTGGATGACGCTGCCCGGGGCGAACGGCGTCGGCGTCGAGATACCTGGCGCCCAGAAGAACTCGCCCGCGACGATGCCGCGGCGGGTATATTTCGCCAGGGCGTGATGCAGATCCATGATCCCGCCCAGGACGTTCTTGCGCGCCTGGAGGTACGCGTTGCCGAAAACCAGATAGTCCTGCACCGCCTTGCCGAACGCCGCCCGCGACAGGATCGGCGTCGGGTCGGCCGCGCCGCGCGGCACCGGGCTGAATGCAGCAACGACCAGATTGCGCTTCAGCATGATCGCCGAGCTGTGGTGCGGCGAGACGCGGAACGCGCGCGCCAGCCCGTCGAGCGACAGGGGCGGTTCGTACCAGCGGTCGTTCTGATAGCATTCGACCATGTCCATGATCTCGCGCCGGTTGAGCACCGGCTCGGGATCCCCGAACGAGAAGGCCCGGACCGCGGTCGATGGCGCGGCGGTTGCCTGCAGTGCGCCGGCGCTGGCCGCGGACGTCTCGCTGCGCGACATACGCTGCACCCGGTTACGCTTGCTCATTAGAATAGCTCCATTCGGGTCTTCGGCCGCACCTGGCCGTCGAGGGGTTCGTTGATAAAAATGTGCATGGCCGCCCAGGCGAGGTCGCCGTGCCCGACCGCCTCGGTCCGGCTGGTCTTGAAGGTGACGCTCTTGCCGCTCTGGGTCAGTGCCTTCTTGATCGACAGGAACGCGGACTGCAGGTCGATCCAGCCGGCATCATATTCGACGCGCTGGCGCGCGAAGGTATGCTGCGCCTTCATGACCAGACTGGTCTTCACCTCGAGCGAATATTCGATCGCGACAACGCCGCGCATCTTGTCGCGCAGCAGCTGATACACCGCGGCACCGACGCCCTTCTTGTCGATGCCAAGATAGGTGCAATTGTACCGCGCCAGGCGCGCAAGAATGAACTCGGCCTGCGCCTGAAAGTCGCCCTTGATCTGATGGCGCTCGAGCAGCTTGAACTTGCCGCCTGGGCCGGCGGGCGGCAGCGCGATGACGAACCCGGCATTGTCGCCGTCCTCGCTTTCCTGCGGATCGAACCCCGCCCAGACTTCGCGGTTACCGACCGGTCGCTTCGCCAGCATGTCGACGTCGGTCCAGTCGACCATGGCGTCGACTGTGCACCGCTGCAGCTCGTTGAATTTGAACGCCGACAGGCTGTCGTCGACGAACTGGCACATAAGCAGGTTGGCGAATTCGTCGGGCGCATATTCGATGCGCAGCTCGTCGAGGTTGAACAGGTCGCAACCGCGCGCCGCGGCGTCCTCGATCGTGACGATCTGGCGCCAGACCTGATCCTCGCACAGCACGCCCGCCTGCAGCCGGGCATGCGTGACGTCGATCTCGATCCGGTCGGCTTTCTTGACCCGCCGGTTGCGCCGCTCGCCCGTCCAGTACGGATGGCCTTGATGCGCGATCGTCGACGGCGTCGAGAAATAGGTGCGGCGCCAGCGCTTGTGCATCGCCATCGCGCTGGCGACCTTGTTCAGCTCCTCGAACCCGTAGGTCCAGAAGAACTCGTCGAAGTAGAAATTGCCGTGATAGCCCTGCGCGGTACGTGCGTTCGTGCCGAGGAAGATCAGCTCGGCCGCGGGCTCGCCCTCGGGCATCGTCTCGGCGGTGACGACGATCGGGTCACCCTGCAGCTTCACGCCAACGCGTGCTGCAAACTGCACGATGTAGTTGCGGAAGATATGCGCCTGGTTCTTCGACGCCGACAGGAAGATCTGATTGCCGCCCCCGCGTAGCGCGTCGAGCAGCGCCTCGCGGGCGAAGTACCAGGTCGCGCCGATCTGGCGCGACTTCAGGATCATGCGGGTGCGCTGGTCCTTTGCCGCCCACCAATCCTCCTGGTAGCCGAACAGCTCGTCGTGGAAGATCTGCTCTAGCTGCTCGACCTGTTCGGTCGTGAAGTGGTTCTTCGGCTTGCCTGTTTTGCGGTCGCCGGCATTGCGGTTGCCGACCTTCTCGTTGAGATCGCCCTCATGCCCGCCAGGTGCTTCGAACCGTCGCACGCGGGCGGCCGACGTCACGGCACGCATGAGCAGGTCGATCTCTTTCAGATCGCCCCCGGTCTTCTTGTCCTTCGCGATCAGACCGCACAGCCGCGCTTCGAGATGGTCCTCGATTTTGGCGATACAGGGCGCGTCGTCCCATTTATCGCGGTCTTTCCAGCTCTGGACGGTCTTCGGGTTGAGCTTCAGCTCGTCTGCGATCTGAGGAACGCCCCACCGCTGCCAATACAGGCTGCGCGCCTGGCGCCGCACGTCCACGGGGATCGGGAACGTGGAAGCGGGCAGCGGCATGCCGGTATCAGCGGGAAGTTTGTCCATGGCGCGGCGAACCTAGCCACGCCGACGCCCCCGATTGCAGCGCCGGGTCTTGTAGAGAGGCTCTCTACAAGACCGCCCGCTTGAGAATTGCCGTCCGTTCGGTCCCTTTGCAGCCTTACCGCACCGCCCGCGTGGCGATGCTCCGAGATGCAAAACCGAGGATCGCAGCGCCATGACCAAGAGCAAGTTCTTCCGCGCATTCGTCGCAGGCCAGACAATCAGCGATGGCCGGAAGATCGATGCCGCCTGGATCGACCAGATCGCCGAAACCTTCAATGCTGCGACGTACACGCCGCGCATCAACGTCGAGCATTTGTCGGGCTACAGCCCCGAGCCGCCCTTCAATGGCTATGGCGATGTCGTTGCCGTCCGCGTGCAGACCGACGACATTGAGATCGCCGGCAAGACCGAAAAGCTGAAGGCGCTGTATTGCCAGGTCGACGGCAATGACCAGCTCGTCAATCTCGTCGCCAAGAACCAGAAGCCCTATCCGTCGGTCGAACTCACGGATAGCTATGCCGGCTCCGGCAAGGTCGGTCTGATCGGCCTTGCGTTCACCGACAAGCCCGCCTCGATCGGCACGCAGGCGCTGCGGTTCTCGCGCACCGCACCAGGCTCTCTGTTCTCGCAGAGTGGCGACGCCGTCACCCTGGAGTTCGAGACGTCGCCGGCCGATCCGGCGAAGGTCGAGGGTGCCGTTGCCGGCTTCTTCTCCGCGCTCGCAGCGACGCTGCGCGGCGGTAAGGTCGAGCCGGCAGAACCCGCCCCCGCCACGCCCCCGACGCCCGCCAACGACAATTTTGATGCGGCTGCCTTCACGACCCAGATGGGCACCGTCGTCAGCCAGTCGATCGCAGCCGCGCTGCAGCCGGTAACCGACGCGCATACCGAGCTGCAGGGCAAGTTCGCGACGCTGCAGGCCAAGCTGGAAGCGACGCCCGACTCGAGCTTCAGCCGCCTGCCCGCCAGCGGCGGCACCGGCGAGCCCGCCACGGACTGCTGACCCGCAGCCACCCCTTCGACCCGACCAGCATTCGCCCAGGAGCCGCCCCCATGCGCAACGAAACCCGCCTCAAATTCAACGCCTACACGACCAAGATCAGCGAGCTGAACGGCGTCGGCGACACCAGCAAATCGTTCACCGTCGCCCCCGCCGTTGCCCAGACCCTGCGCGGCAAGATTCAGGCATCGAGCGCGTTTCTGACGTCGATCAACATCATCCCGGTAGTCGCGCAGGAAGGCGACAAGGTCGGCGTCGGCGTGAAGGGCACGATCGCCAGCCGCACCGACACGCGCGTCCACGATCGCCAGCCGCGCTACCCCGGCGATCTCGACGAGACGAACTATCGTTGCGAAAAGACTGACTTCGATACGCTCGTCCGGTACGAGACGCTCGACGCCTGGGCACACCAGCCGAATTTCCAGATCCTGCTGCGCGACGCGATCGTCAAGGCGAAGGCGCTCGACATCATCACGATCGGCTTCAACGGCACGCACGTCGCGGTCGAGACCGACCCGAACACATATCCGCTGTTGCAGGACGTCAACATCGGCTGGCTGCAGCATATCCGCCTGGACGCGCCCGCCCGCGTGCTGGCGGAGGGCGATCTGAAGCCCGCTACTCGCGTCAACAACGTCGTGACCGTTACCGGCGCGATCTATGTCGGTGCGGGCGAGGTCGGCACCGAGGTCGATTACGTCAACGTCGACGCTCTGATTTATGACGCGATCGAGCTGCTCGACGAGAATTATCGCGACGACACCGACCTGGTCGTGATCGTCGGCCGCGACCTCGTTCACGACAAGTATTTCTCGATCGTCAATTCGTCCGGCGACAAGGCAACCGAGCAGCTCGCGCGCGACGTCCTGCTTTCCGACAAGAAGCTCGGTGGCCTGCAGGCCGTTCGCGTGCCGAAGTTCCCGAAGAACGCGCTGCTCATCACCACGCTCGCCAACCTGTCGGTCTACGAACAGATCGGCAGCGAGCGCCGCAAGATCGAGGACAACGCCAAGCGCGACCAGGTCGAGAATTACGAGAGCGTCAATCAGGCTTTCGTGATCGAAGACATGGGCAAGGTCGCCCTCGTCGAGAACATCGTCATGGGCAAGAAGCCCGCGGCCTGATCGGCCCGGCTTCCGCCCCACCAGTTAGCCCGCTCTCCACAGGACATGCCATGAGCCTTGCTCGCAAACATCGGGATCGAATCCTTGCATCCCAGATGGCATCCGCTCCTGTCACGGGGAGCGGGTTATCCCCAACCGCGTCGGCGCCCGCGTTCGATGCGGGCACCCCCGCCGAACGCGCAGCCGCATCGATCGCGATGCGGCTGCAGCACGATCTGCGCCGGCTGAAAGAGATCCAGTCGATCCAGCGCAAGATCGAAACCAAACGCGAGCTGCTGCCCGCCTATGCCGATTGGGTTGCCGGTCTGCTCGATGGCGGCCGCAACGCCGGTGCCGGCGTTGCCGAGGACGTCCTGCCGACGATCATGGTCTGGCTGATCGACACCGGCGACTATGCGCGCGCGCTCGAGCTGGCCGACCATGTCGTCACCTATGACGTGCCGCTGCCGTCGCGTTACGAACGGTCAGCGCCGACGCTGATCGTCGAGGAGATCGCCGACGCCGCGATCCGTGCGCAGACGGCAAAACAGCCCTTCCCGCTCGATGTGCTCGAGCATGTCGAGGCGCTGACCGCCGACGCGGATATGCACGACCAGGTCCGCGCCAAGCTGCACAAGGCGATCGGCACCGAACTGGCGCGCACGGCCGAAGATCTCGACCCGACCAAGTCCGAATTCGTCGTTGCTGCGGTCCGCGCGCTCGCACCGCTTCGCGAAGCCGTCCGCCTGCATGACCGGGTCGGCGTCGCCGGCCAGATCAAACGGCTCGAGAAGGCCATCACCAAGCGCGCCGAGCCCGCGCAGGTCGATGCCTCAACAGACACCGCCGGTTCTACCGGCTCCTAAGCTCGCCCCCGGCGCTCGGGGGCGGATCACGCGGGATGGGAGGGCGCTTCGGCGCTGAGGGCCATCGTCCGACCCTGATCCCCACCCCCGAGATTATCCAAGGATCTGCTGATGATCGGTACCGCCATCAACATTGCAATCTCGTTTGCCGGCGTCGTCATCTTCGGCGCAGCCCTGCTGGTCGCGCTTCTCGGCCTTGGCCTGATCTGCATCGCCCGCAAAGGCGATCGGCCGATCGAGCTGTCGCCGCGCGGCGCGGGCGTGACGTTCCTGCTCAGCGGCGCGATCGTCGCGTCGAACGTGTTCACGCTTCTCGTCGGCAACGCGCTGCCATGAGCGGCCTCGTCGTCAAAACGGCCGTCGTGCCGAGCAGCCCTGCCGTCGTGGAAGCGGTCGTCGTCAATGACGGCTGGTTCCCCGACATCGATCCAGTGCAGATCCGCAAGGAATATCGGATCCGCGACAGCGTGACGCCGGAACGGCTGCGCAAGGCCATCATCGGCGCGATCCTGAAGGCGGGCAACCAGCTCGAGGCATGGCAGACGGCGCGCGCCGCGCTTGCGCCGACCGGCCTGGCCGACGTGCCCGCCAAGATGATCGACGGGGAGAGCCGCTACGTGCTGCTCTATCTGCGCGCGATCGGCACCTATGCGAAGGCTGAGCTGGTCGAGGAATATCGCGACACTGACACGACCACGGGCGGGCAGCGCGACGTCGATGATCTCGAACCGTCGATCGCCGAGCTGCGCCGCGATGGCCTTTACGCCATCCGCGACATGCTCGGCCGGCCGCGTGTCCGCAGCGAGCTGATCTGATGGCCGACACCATTCACACCCGCCAGGGCGAGACGCTCGACGCCGCACTGTGGCGCGGGCGCCGGCTCGGCCCGAGCAACCTCGGCGCGGTGCTGGCGGCGAACCCCGGCCTTGCAGGGCTTGGCGCCGTCCTGCCGACCGGAACCCCCGTCATGCTGCCCGATGCCCCGTCCGCGCCCGTCGTGCGCGACATCGTCCAGCTCTGGAGCGACTAGCATCATGAAGGATCTTCTCCACGATTTCGGGACGTGGCTGCTGGCGTTCGTCTGCAGCCTGATCCCTGCAGGCCTCGGGTCGATCGTCAGTCTGCTCGTCGAAACCGGTCTGACATGGGGCCAGCGGATCGCGCAGGTCTGGGTCGGCATCGTCGTCAGCTATTTCGTCACGAACGCTGCCGGCGCGATGTTCGGAATGCACCCGTTCGTATCGCAGGCGATCGGCTTTCTCGTCGCCATGGTCGCCTTCAAGGGCGCGCCCGGTTTCATTGCCGGCTGCAGCGCCGTCCTGGCCGAACTCCCCGGCAAGCTCAGCGAGCGCCTGCTCGCGCTCATCCCGCGAAAGGACCCCAAGTGATGCCCGGTTACGGCCTGCCCCCTACCTCCGCGACCAAGCCCCCCCGCAAGACCCTGATCGGCGTAATCGGCGCCGGAGCAGCGCTGATCGTCACGCCGTTCGTGTCCGGTTGGGAGTCGGGCGGCACGCCGCGGCTCGTCGCGTACCAGGACATCGTCAAGGTCTGGACGATCTGCGGCGGTGAAACGCTCGGGGTGAAGCCCGGTATGGTCGAGACGGTCGCTGGATGCGAGCTGCGCGAAGAAGCCGCGCTCATTCGGCATGCCGAACCTGTGCTCGCCTGCACGCCCGTCCTGCGCACGCATCCAAACCAGCTCTCGGCCGCGATCAGCCTTGCCTACAATATCGGGACCGGCGGCTACTGCGGATCCACGGTCGCGCGCCGCTTCAAGGCGGGCGACTGGCGCGGTGCGTGCGACGCCTTCCTCATGTGGAACAAGGCCGGCGGGCAGGTGGTCCGCGGCCTTGATCGCCGACGGCGCGCTGAGCGCGACCTCTGTTTGAAGGAGCTGCCCCGATGATCCGCAACCTGTTCGCCAAGGTGAAAGCCGAGGCCTTCTTCCTTGTCCTGCTCGCCGTCGCGGCGGTCGGCGCGTGGCTGTACGTCCAGTACCGCCAGGTCAGCGCCGACCGCGACGATCTGCAACACCGCGCCGAGCTGATCTGCGCCGGGTCGGGCACCGACTTCGCGGCGATGGGCAAGACCGCCCGCGGGGTTCGCTGCGCGGAGAAGGTCGCCGGCCTCGTGAAGTTCAAGGGCGACAGTGACGAGCTCGCCGCGGCGACGCTCGCGCAGGCGCTGGCCGATCACGACGCCCGACAGAATGACGACAACCAGGCCGCGCGAGCCGCTGCAGAGGCAGCAAGCTCGGCCGCACACCGAATGGAGATGGCAGATGCGCAAGCTGAACGGACGAACCTTGTCGATAGCGATTGGTTTCGCGCTGTTAACGGCGTTGCCGGCCTGCGCCCGGCACGCTGAGGCACCGCCCGCGGTCGTCTCGACGCCGATCGTCGTCAAGGTGAAGGACACGCCGCCCGCCGAACTGCTCAAATGCGCGGAACGGCCGGACGGCTTGCCCGAGGATCCATCGCTGATCGCGCAGATCCCGACCAAGATCCGCGCCGGCATCATCCGGCTGGCGCGCGCGTTCGCCGGCAACGCCGATCGCGCCGACCGCCTGGTCAACTGGAACTCGCCGGGGACCTGCAAGTGAAGAAGCCGGAAAGCCTCAAGGCGCTGCTGCTCACCTCAGTGCCAGGGCTAATCGACAAGCCCGAAAACCTGACGATGTTCATCGATAAAGGGCGCATCGCCGCGCGGCTTTCCGGCTCGCTCAGCTTCGAATATCGCTACACCGTCAATGTCGTCGTGCAGGATTACGCCGGCGACGTTGACGTACTGTTCGTGCCGCTGCTCGCGTGGGTCGCCGACCAGCAGCCCGACCTGCTCGAACGCGACCAGCAAGAGCCGTTCAGCTTCGAGTCCGAAATCCTTGACGGCGATCTTGCCGACATATCGATCGACCTCGAGCTTACCGAGCGCGTGAAGGTTACACGGACCGACGATGGTCTGGTCGTCACACACCTGGATGAGCCGAGCCGCGCTGACGCGTTCGACGACGTCGGTGCCCATCCCTTATGGGCGGGCGTCCTCGACGATGTCACCGCAGGCACCGCGACTGTCGTAACGTCGGCGTGAACGATTTCGCAGAGATCCAGGCGCTTGCCGGCGCACTGATCCGTCAGCTTGGGGCAAGCGAGCGTCGCGCGCTGCTGCGCAAGATGGCGCGCGGGATCCAGAAGAGCCAATCGGATCGCATCGGCAGGCAGAAGGATCCCGATGGCGCCGCCTTTGCCGCCAGGCGCGAACGGCGCGCACAGAAGCCCGGCAACTATGCGGTCAAATTCCTGTATCCAAAGGGCGACGCCAATCCCCGCGCCGTTTTCATGAAGAGCTGGGTGCATGACGGGCCGATGATGACCGGCTTCGATATTGAGGCCGGCGGGATTCGCAGTTTCTTCTATGACAAGGTCGCTCAATATCTCCCCGTCGAAGCATCGGAGCAAAATGCCAGGGCGGGAAAGCTGCGTCGCAAGGGCACGATTCGCCAGAAGGCGATGTTCCGAAAGCTGCGCAACGGCCGCAATCTCCGCGCTGGCGCCACCGACTTCGAAGCCTGGATTGGTTTTTCCGGGCGCGCGGCCGAAATTGCACGCGTCCACCAAGAGGGTCTTCGCGACAAGCCGGCGCTGAAAGGCCGTGCAATTCGCTACGCACAACGAGGCTTGCTCGGCCTGACACAAGCCGAGCAAGCTAAAACCATCGACATGCTATTGCTACATTGCTCAAGCGCCTAATGCCTACAGAGACTTATCTGTTCGCGTATACTTCATTGTCGACTGATTCGGCTCTTGCGACGTATGATTTACCTCGTTTTCGACGAAACCGGCCATATGCAAATATTGCATATCTTTCCAACGTGGAAAGTTATCGGCGCCCCCAATTTTAAGAATTACGGGCGCAGCTTCAACTTCCCGCAACAGAGCAATTTGCGCAGTGCTAAGCGGATCATAAGAACTCATCGGCTTCTCCTAACGCGACCGACATGGGAACCCATACGGCCATATGTCAATGGACCGCCCGGTCTTGTAGAGAGGCTCTCTACAAGACCGCGTGGTAGCCATCCGCCCCGATGCCCGACGACATGGGCGTCACCATGGCCGCAAACTCCTCATCCACCACCGTTGATCTGTCGCGCCTGTCCGCCCCGGTCATCGTCGAACAAAAGGCGTATGAGACCATCGTCGCCGAAATGGTGGCGCAGGTTCGGGCGTTGTTGCCGAGCTTCGATGCGACTGTCGATAGCGACCCGGCGGTCAAGGTCTTGCAGGTCGCAGCATACCGCGAGCTGCTGATCCGCAAGGAATTTCAGGATGGTGGCGAACAGCTCATGGTCGCATTTGCGACCGATGAACGCCTCGACCATCTGGGCGCGCTCGTCGGCGTCGCACGCCTGCTCGTCGCGCCGGCCAGCGCCGCCACGGGTGCGGCCGCGATTTACGAAGATGATGATATCTATCGGCAGCGCATCGTGCTGGCACCCGAGGGATTCTCCGTCGCAGGGCCGGAACTCGCCTATGTGAAACACGCCAAGGATGCGAGCGGTGACGTGACCGACGCGAGCGCGACCTCGCCCGCACCGGGCGAGGTCCTGGTGTCCATCCTGTCAACTGCCGGCGACGGCACCGCGCCCGCTTCGCTGCTGGACACAGTCGCGGCGATCGTCACCCATCCGGCAATCCGTCCGCTCGGCGACCGCGTCACCGTCGCGTCGGCCAGCATCATCCGCTTTGCGATCGTCGCCAGCCTGGTCACCTTTGCTGGTCCTGATACCTCGCTGGTCCTTGCCACGGCACGCGGCAAGCTCGAAGCGTATCTGGCGTTCAATAGGAAGCTCGGCCGCGAGATCACCACGTCGGGTATCATCGCGGCGCTGACGGTCGAGGGTGGCGGCGTGCCGCTTGTAGGTGCAATTTCACGCTGCGGACTAGGCCTGCGCTATGCCAGCGAATAG